ACTTATTAGAGTAATAATTGACTGATGTTCAATTATTACTCTAATAAGTTTTGTTTGATAAATAGAGTCAGTAGGGGCTTTTTTATAATTTGTAAACCATTCAATCATAAGTTGATAACTATCAATTCCAACTATACCATGTGTGTTAAATGTAAATACTAGGTGTTTATCTTCTGTCAACTCAGCTTTAACACTGATAGTAAAATCATTTACAATCTTATAAGGTTTATCGCTATCAAGAAAATCCTCTCTTGTAAATCTAAACTGTGTTAGAGCGTTATTAGAAGAAATAACAGTAACTAAAACATAATTATTAAAATAATCGTCATCTTGTAAACTGATATTTGTTGAATGTTTTTCAAATTGACTAATAATTTTACCCCAGTATGCGACTGTGATAGGTACGTTGTTTAATGCTTCTGTAATAGCATTGGTTACATACTCTTTAATCTTATTATCATTGATTGTTAAAGATTTTCTTTCTTTTGTAACCGTTACCAGTTCGCCATCGTTTAACGGGAATAAAGTAAGGTTTTGATTGATAACAGCTTTTTTAGTTGTTTCCCCTTCTATTGTTGAACTTTCATGAGTTGGAATAAGATAAGGTACATTTGAATCTAACTCATTGATTTTATACTGGTCAGCTATCATAGTAAAAATAGTATCACCGTTCTTATCTTGTGACAAGTCAGCAAGGTCTTCCCTACCACCGATTGTTAAACTTTGAATACCTTGGTGTTTCTGGAATTTAATCAATGAATGAATGCCTCTGGTCTGTTTAGTTGTCTTTGCCATTTGTTTCTACCTCTTTTTCTTTATTTATAACCTTAATTGAATTTTTATAAAGTTGCTCTAGTGTTACAATGTAACTCAAGATAGCTTTTAAAGACTGTACCGTAGTACGTTTTTTAAATACCCGTAGCAATGTATAACCATCTTTTTTAACATAATCATCTATGTTAGATTTCAAGAATAAATAGATACAATCGCAAACGGTTGATACACGGGCGCAAGATTGGTCTTTATCGTCTCCGTGTCCCGTGACTTCGATTTGTAATGTGTCCGATATCTCGGACAAGTTAATAATTATCATAGGTGTTCATGCCCTCTTTCTGCTGTCATGATAGTTCTAGGCACTCCCTTTCTATCATTGGTTACATTGATTTTAAATGTTGCCCAATCTTCTAGGAGTTGCTGACCGTCAACCTCTACACGGCTTTCTTTTAGCCCTGTCACGTTCATCTGATAGTTAGGAGTTACGATAACCCCGTTATCCCAGTGTACCACCTCATTTACAAGGGGCATGCGTGAGAAATAGTTGTTGTCGTCTATTACTCTGCCAAAGCCTTTCAGCTTGCTTTTGCTAGTTAGCTTTTCAAAGCTATAATAAGCGCCCACAATCTTAAAGCGAATGAATAAAAGCGCCTTAGTTGATTGTAACGGCTGGTAGCTCTTTCTGATAGTCCAGAAAGTTTCGTTTTCAATGCTTTCATAATGATAAGAGATAGGCTTTAGCTTTATCCACAACTTAGCAAGGTCGCCCAAGCGTCTGCTGTTTGACTGGATATAGTATAAACCATCATCAGAATAAGCAAAGTCTTGAAAACTGAAAAGCGTGATTTCTTCTAAAATACTATCATATTTTAGTATTTTAGCGTTTGATAAATCTTTCATCTATGCACCTTTCTAAAAGACTTGTAAAAACAGTTTATCACATATATTAAATATCTGAAACTGTATATCCTTTAATTCTGCATTGTTTTGTAAGCGCTCTGCAAGGCTTGAACCACTCCAGCCTGAAACGTTGCTTTTTGTGTCTGCGTTGTTCTTCTGGTGGTTTTCTACAAGGTTGTCAGCGTACTCTATAACCCCGTAGCGCTCAGTAAAGACGATTTCTTTTCTCTCTTGCGGTGTGGTGTTTGCAATTTGTAAGGCTTGCCCGTCCGCTTTCTGGTTGCCCACCGTATCTATATTCATAGACTGGTTTAAGTCCTTGATAGCCTTGTTTCTGATTTCAGCAAGATATTTAAAGAGATTGAAACACTCGTTGTTTAGAACTTCTTCCAGCGCTATCTGGAAACGTGCGAAAGTCTCAAGCCCTATTTCCCTGTTGTAAAAGTGCTTACAAAACTCTTTCTTAAAATTATCTGAAACCCCGTTGACTAGCTCCATGTCCTTAAATAACTCGTTATAGGTCTGGTCTATAATCGTGTTGTAATGCAGAAAGTCGCCGTTTTCATCAACTGCCAAGCCGTCCAGACGTCCCGTAACGGGATTTCTATATCTTGATTTTAAAAAGGTTGCAATCGTTGCTGTGGTGTTATTCTGGGTCAATGATTGTTCCCTCCTTTTCTGCTAAATCTAGCGCCACTTTGTCAAGATTAAACTGCTGGATAGTCTCCGCTGGTTTCACGCTGATTTCTAGCCCGTAACATTTATTGATAAGCTCAACGAATTTTCTTCTGGACTTCCAGCCTACTTCAATATTCGCTGAGATAACCCCATTATTAGAAATGGCTTCTGATACAACTAGCCTTTCTTTTTTGTCGCTTGGGTTGTTATTGATACCGATAAATGTTAGGAGTTGGTTCATAACCCTTAACTTCTCATCATGCAACTTGTCCAGTAAAAACGGTGCATCCGTTCGGAAAACTTGGATATAGTCCGATAGCTGTTTAAAGCTGTCTTGCCCGTCTTGGTCTTTCTGCTTGTTCAGATATACCACGGGTTCAAAATTGGCAATTTTATTAAAGATATTCTTCATAGATAGCACGTTTGTATTATCCACAAAAATGAAATACGGTGTGATTTGTGCGTTTCTATTTAGCTGTATAGTCAATTCAATGTCTGCCAACTTCTCACAAAATAACTCCAGATAGCCTATATACGGCTCATAGAAATTATTGTTAGGAATCACAATACAAGGTCGTTTTATCTTGTCTGGATTGTCCTTGTGTAGTTCTTCAATCACTCTAAAATCATTTTCAGTATAAGCGATTTCCATTTGTTTAAAATAGTTCATACTGCTGGCGTTGACGGGTTGATAGGTCAAAGGCTGGTCATAATGGTTTAAGCGTTCCCCTCTTGTTCCACCTTGGGCGATAAAGCCAAACGTGTCATCATGAAAGAAAGCCACATGCCCATTTTCTATTAGCTTTTTCTCTATAAACAGCTCGTCAATATCGTTTGGCAAACCCTCCCATGTGAAATAGTTTACCACGATATTATAGAAATAATTAAAATAAAACTCAAAAAAGGCTAGACGGTTACGCTCCACGGTTTCTTTGTTTAGCTCAATCTTGCCAAGATGTCGCTTGTAATTTTTGTAACTCATTTAGTCCCCTTTCACATAATGAAATAGGCGGGCTATTGCCCGCCCTTGGTCAGCCTTTAGGCTTCCTCTACATACCAGAAATGAATGTTTTCAAAAAGTGAAAGGCTGGTCATGTAGTGATGATGGTAAAAATAGTTGTAGGTCATGTTGCGAGGGTTGCGGATTGCTTCCATGTGCACCAGTTTATCTTTGTTAATAATAGACTTGGCTGAGATAAGGAAAGCAACTGGCTTGCGTCCATTGTTTGTGCCCTCTCCCGTGAATTTTTCAAAATCATCTACAACGATAGTGCGAGCAAGTACGCTTGCTTTATCCATGTTAAAGGCGTTAGCTAAAAGCATGTCAAGATGTGTAGAAAATTCTGCGGAAATGACTAGGTATTGGTCTTCAATAGCCGTCATGTTTGGCACGCCTACAGGGTTGTTAAAGGTTGTACGGCTTGGGATTGTGAAACGTTTAGAAAGATTGATTAGAGACTGGTTAAAATCTACAACAAAGTCTTGTTTTGTTTCGTCAATCTTCGTGCCTGCCACCGTGATTTTCTTAGCGTTGCCTTTCAAGTCAGTGTAAGAGACTTCCGCAAGTGATTTCTCAAGTACACCCTTAACCGCTTGATACTCGTCCAGCGTGTCAGATGATAATAGTGATGTAAACATTTTGTCTACAAACTCGTCAAACGCCATGTCAGAAACAAAGGCTTTCTGAATCCAAGCACGCTCAAACGTGCGCTCATAGTAGTTTTCATTGTTCAAAGTATGATAGAATACTTCGATGTCTGTATCAGCGAATTTGAACGGGCTGACGTCTGATTTTGCGTCATAGGTTTTCTTTTCGGCTGGGTGTACATAGATTTCTTGTAACGTGTCCCCAAACTCAAAAGTTTCAGACTTGAAAATAGCAAGCGGATTTTCATAAGTAAGAGCTTTAATGACTGTAGACCCAATGCGGTTTACCAAGGCTGTGAAAAACTCATTGGCATGCTTTTGAAAATCCTGATACGGTACGGTTGCGTGGTTAATTCGTGCGCCCTCAAGTACAGGAATGTCTGCCTGATAGTCAGCACTTGCACGGGTGCGGATAGAGTTCAATAGGTCAATGTTTGAAATTTGTTTACCAGTTTGTCCTGATAAGAAAGTGGTAATTTTATTAGCCATACTATTCTTCTCCCTCTTCTACGATGTTTTCGTGGTCGATGTTCATTTCTACGCCCTCAACTTCACTTGCTGGGGTTTGCGCTGGGTAGTTTGGCACTTCCTGCGCTGGCGTGTCAGCAGGCATAACTGCTGGCGGTGTAACTTCTGCGACTGTTTCTGGTTCGTCCTTGAGTGCGTCTAGTGCGTTGTTAGGATACCAGTTTATTGATTTTGAAAATGGTTTCATTTTCTTTCTTCCTTTCTTTTAAATAACAGCATTGATTGCTGATACTACGCTCATGTCTTCTTGTGCTTGTTTCATGATTTCGTCTTGTTGACCTAAACGGCGGTACAGTTCGTTATTGGCTGAACGTAAGTTACCGTTTTTCAAGTTTAGGCGCTCAACGTCTTCATTCAAGACTGAGACAACTGTGTCAATTTCTCCGACAAAAGCCTTGATGTCAATCAAGTCAGCCGTCAGGCTCTCAATTTCTTCATCGTTCCCGACTTTTGCCATTGCAGCGTCTAGCACTGCTAGGCATTCCTGTGAGGTCATGTTCCTCTCCTTTCAATTTTTAAACAAAGTATATCATACTTGACAAAATAAAGCAAGTATGATATGATGAACGTGTAAGGCTTTTCAAGGCTTGTCTAGTGCTGGGTAGATGGTTACACCTCAAGGGGTGCTATCCAGTACGGGTCATTCTAACCAACTGACTTTTCAAGCCATGAAAAACGCTTTATAATTGGAGCTTTCCCGATTGGGAAGGCTCTTTTTATTTACCGAAAAGTCCTGCAAACGGGTTGACGGGTTGCACTTCTTCAAGGGTCAACGCGTCAGCCATCATCAAAGCATTGAGGCGGAAAAAGTCGTTTCCATTATCGCCACCCTCAACAAACATAATCGCAACGTGTACGGGGATTTCTGTTTTGTAGTTCGGAGTCTTCTTAACTGTGATTTCTCCTGTCTCTGGGTTTACGTCTTCATAAGATACCCCAAAGTTGACCTCTTCAAAATCCGTTTCACTTGTGAAAATTTTAACATTTTCTGTTGCCTTAACAATAAAGTAAGGGCGAGCGTCTGGGTCTTTTTCTGTGTCTGGTGTATAGAGTTGTAGCCCAAAATCTACGAGCTTCTTCGTGTCTTCTTCTGTCGCTGGGGCAAGGTACACGGCTTTAGTCGCTTTTTTCTGCTTATACTTGCCGTCTGACTTGTTAGATGTCGCTGTGATTGTAGCCTGTGCTACAACTGTATCAAAGTTTTCATGTTTTGCTTGTTTTTTAGCCATTTTGTTTTTTCTCCGTTGTTGATTTTAAAAATTTTAATGGTGTGATGATTGTATTGAGATTTTCTAAATCGTTTTGACGGTTCTTGGATTTCTCGTAACAATCGTATAGAGCGTTAGAAGAAAGTGAGTAGATTTTGTTTTCTTCTAAATAGTGGCATAAGTTGTAAAAAGCATTTATGCTGAGTTTTTCAAACTCTGCTGAAACAAATTTATATAATTCCATGATATAGTCAAAATCTTCATAGGCATAATGTGCTTTTAAATAGGACTTTAAAAAGATAGTGTTTTTAGGTGCGTTATTTGATTTCTGGTAGTAGTACCCTTTTTTATTTTTAACCTGTTGTTTATGTAATAAATTTTTGAAAAAGGAGCGGTAAACCGAGAGTATAAAGCCATCAAACAAGATAGTCTGTTTCTCTGATTTTAAAGGTTGTTTCATAAATCAGCGTACCTCCTTTAATCTGCTTACTTGCACGCTTGCCCTCAAAGGTTGCCCCAATAACAAAGTTTTCAAAAGTGATTTTTTCTTTAATCTCTGGGGTCATACCTGCGCCCTTAACGTCTAAATGTGTAGAGCCGTCTTCTTGTATCAATTCTTCAATATACAGCTTAGAGCGTAGATACTTGGCTTTTACTGCCCTGCCCTCATGCGCCCACTTGCCAAACTCTGACGGGTCAATGTCAAGGACAAGGCTGTCAGAATGGAATAAGTGCAAGCTGTCTGTATCAGCATATAAGAAATTATCATAGTTTTCTTGTGCGTTTGAGATGATAAAGTGACGGGCTATTGATGTTACAAATAGCGCCACAGGTGCATAAACGGGTTGTACTTCTTCTTCATCGTCATTTTTAAAGCGTAATATCCCTTTATCGTCCAGATAGGCTAGTTTCTTAACAGATATGATTTTAGCACCAAACTTACCATACAAACTA